TTTGCTGCACCAACTACAATATTTCTAACATCTGTAGCCATATTTATTTTTCACCACCTTTATTTTATGTATAATATTGGTGACACTTCCTCAATACTTATATTACCATAGGTCGGCTAAAAAGCATTATAAGTATCTTAAACCTTTTAGGTTACGAGTATAACAATATGTTATTTCTATCGTAGCAGTTTGATTATTAGATTCTGAACCAATATTTGGACTTAATATACCAGATATATATGTTTTTAAAAATCTGAAAGAATCATCTGTTAATGATTTATTAATTTCACTTGCAGAAATATCATATCTTCTAAATAAATCTTTAGTTAATTCTACAATAGAATATATTTGAGAATATGCTGACCCCACTACCGTTAGTGTGGCAACTTCTTCTGTCACCCAAAAGTCTGATCCATAATCTAGTGTTTCAATATCATAAACAATATATGGCATGTTTGGTAAAAGATTTTGAAACTCTGGAATTTGTTGAGAAGGAATTATTGGATTAAGTTTAGTTGACATTTTATCGACCCAATAATCATTAGGGTTTAAAATATTTTGACTTTGTAACTCTGTCCATAAATATGATCTTATTCCAGAAAAAGCCATCTTAGTATAATCAGCCATTAAATTTCACCTTTAATATCATATTTATCACAAACATCTTTAATGCATTTTATAATTTCAGAAGAAGTATATCCTTCTTTTTTTAATGTTTTAGAAATATCTAATTCAAGTTTATTAAAAATTTTACTTTTATTTATTGCTGATTGTGCCATACCAGTTTCCCATTTTTTAATATATTTTTGAAGAGACTTTGTAGTATTTCTACCACCGGGAAATTTATTTTCAATAACAGTACCCCGACCCCTAAATACTAATGGTCCATTTTTTCCATTCTTCAAAAAAACAATATTATTTTTAGCAATCCATCTAATAGGTTTTCCAGATTCCATAATTTCTGCCTTATCTTTAAATATATAAGACTTTGTTACACTTTTACCGCTTATACCCTGTTTCTTTAAACCTCTTGCAATAGGAACCCTTTTTTTAGATTTTTTTAAAATAACATTTATTTGAATGTCTGATCCAGAAACAGATCTTTTTAATTTAAAAAGTCTAGCACTATCTTTACCTACCTCGCCCCACTCATATAAATGATGAAACTCAGACTTTGAAGAACGAGATGTACGATTCAAACTTTTAATAAAATCTTTAGCAGCAATAGACCCAACAGCACGGGCAATATTTTTAGTATTTTGTTTAGTTGGAATTCCTTCTAATGAATCCATTAATTTTTTTGATTTAACTTTAAAATCATTATCATCTAATTTAATAAGAATCATTATCTTGAATATTTACCCTTCCTAGAGTAACATCATAATGAGATAATCTACCAAATGGATCAGTCATAGGATGACAAGCATTAACTTCAAATATTGTTGGTTTTTCTGATAAAGTATCCATTTCAATAAAAATTATTTTATTATCAGAACTACGAATATTAGAAATCCTCCATCTTTTAGATAACGGAACTAAAAATTTTGCTCTTAATATAGATGTTTCATCATAAGAATGATCAGAATTATATGATTTACCATCTTGAGTTTTTCCACCAGTATTACCAGTTTTTGCAGGTTGAATTTGACAATTAACTGTTCTTTTAAATTCCCAATGCCTAGTTATAGTACCAGTATTTGAATCTTGAGTATTTTCTTGTTCATATATATCTGCCCTCATCATCATTGTAGAACCAATATATGAATATCTCAATAACATTTAAATCAACACAATTCCGATATTTTTATATGCATCAAGGATAGAGTCAACCATAGCATTACCTGTTCCAACAAAGGCCGCAGCATTCAATTCAAACGTTATTTCACTAAGATTTATTTTACTTAGATATTTATTGCGCCATTGAAAATCATTTGATAAATAATCAGCAATAAGCATAATGGTTGCTGTTCTTATATCTTGTGGAACATATTGCCAACCAATAACTCCTTCTATCGTATATTGTTTATTATCATAAAATCTTCCAAATTTACCCATAACAGGATAAACATCTTGAGTGGGTCTTGGAACAGTATAAGTAGAATTTGCTGTTGATAAATATAATGATCTACCAGTATCACTTAAATTAAGATCCGCCCCCAAATCATTATATCCAGAACTAGCACTATAAATTAAACTAGTCTCTTCATAAATATTTGATATTGAAAGCATTTTTTCTGTTAAGAAAAGACTATCTGTCCCAAAACCCCATACCATCTGGGAACCAGTTCTTTTATTAAAATTTTGCATAGTATAATTTTGAATTGTTGCTCTTGCCATACGTTCCGCAAAAAGTATCGTTTCAGGATCAACATAATCATCATCATAACTTTGAACACCAAAATTTAATTCTCCAATAATTTCAGGAAGAGTTGCATAAGGTGTAACAACATTAGTAAAACTATTCTCAGACACTGATGCAGAGTCAAACGAGTAGTTCCATTGAATCCTTAACATTCTATCAGTAGATGAAAGGGTGGGTGTTATTTGATAATAATACTCACCCGGCCCCCCACTATTTTTTGTTGCTGAACCAGTTAAAATTAAAGTTTCAGAATTTGCATCATAAACTTTAACTATAGGTAAACTATCTGCATCTGTAGCAACATTATTTTTGTATAAGATCATTTCATGTTTGTGAAATGTATTATTAAAAACTTCATGCAATTAAAACGCCTCCGATCAGGAATAATATTCCTGAATTTCTTTTGGTGTAGCCAATCTGAAACCTGTTTCAACATCAAATATACCTTGTGCTTGCCATTCTGACATTGCCACATAAGGATGTTCTCTAGTAAAAGTAAAACCACAAGTTTCATAAAGATTATTAACTCTATCCATTTTAACTAGAACTGTTTGCTGATCAGGAGAAGGCAAATTAAGTTGTTGATTTTGTACATTAAAGTTATCTAGATGATTTTCTGGTGCATCTTTCTCAGCCGCAAAAAACTTTTGATAAAGATCAAAGGTTACACCTTCTTCATCTAAAAGTTCAATAAGATCTTTTTTAGCCTTAACACCATGTAAATCGACCCCAAAATTTTCAGCAACATCTCTTAGTTCTTGTAATTTCATTGAATTAAATGACATTCTTTTACCTTTCTCTTTTATCATAATTATATCAGAAAACAGAAAAGAGAGGAACGAATTCCTCCCTTAACTGTAGGCTGATAATTATCAGACTGATGTGGATGAAGTCCACTTAGTAACACTAGTTGGGTTAGATAGTGCAGTTGAAGTGCTAGTAGTAGAAATGCTAGAACTCATTGCGCCACCGACACCAATGTTTGTAACAACAACATGTGCATCAAGGTTCTCAATTGCACAACCTACACGAATGTATAGAGTGTATTCAATTGTATCTTTCTTGGGCACAAATGTACGGTAAACTGTAATATCACGCTTAATACCAACAATAAAGTTATTGGGGAATGTAAGATGTAATTCACCAACAGTTGTACTTTCTGGCATTAAAGGAACGTTAATGACGGGAATGCCGAATGCAAACGGAGTCTGCACGCCGGGGCTACCATCGTTAGCGGCCACATCACCACGAATAACTCCAGAAGAGATATCAAATGGTGTACCAAAGTTAGTTGAATTTGTATTTATAGCAAGATTGTACAAGTAATCCTGCACCAAGTTAGAACTGGTGAAGAATCTTAACTGGTTACGACGTTGCTTGTAGCGTCTTGGTAAAGCCTTGATTGCTTGGTTAAACACTGGCATACCAAGTCCACCATTGTAAGCATTAACAACGTTAGCGCCTGCTTTCGCAAGTGCTGAGAAGCCATTAAATGCCTGAAGTAGTGGATCAGAACTAGTTGTGTCACCGGCAAGAAGTAAATCTTCAATATCGTTACCTGCCTGAGTTGCCATCATACGAGCGATGTGATCCTCAAGATCAGTACCTTCAATATTATCCTCAAGAGTCTCGCTAGAAAGTTCCCAATCTAGACGAAGTTTCTTTGTTGTCAAAGAGACTTTTGAGAAGTAGGCTTCCGCATTGTAAATTGGATCTGCGGAGGTTTGACCTGTGAAATCTCTTGGCTTGGCCTGAGTGGCGGCGCGGAGAATTCTCTGTCCTACGTTAACCTTGTCAATGTCAACTGTATCTGACTTCATGCGAATAGTACGAGCAGCCTTAGTTAAAACTGTTGCATCCCACATGTAGTCAATGAATCGACTTGCTTGTTCTGGGTAGAGTAGACCATTGTTATTGCTGGTGCTATTACCCATGTCAGTTGTATCAATTACTTTTTGTAGTAATTCATTACTCATCTTTTTTTTCACCTACCTTTCAAATTTTTTATAGGTCTTGGACATTGAGGAAGTGTCCATTCCATAAACTCTTTTGGAGTTTTATTTCTTCCGATGATCCATCAAGATCATTGGACTTCTTCACGGCAGTAGAAGATTCATAAGCGTCCATGCGCTTGTAAAGTTTTTCTACTGATGCTTGCAGTTCAGTATGGTTGTTCATCATATCAGCATGGCTTTTCATCATATCATTAATACGATTTTTCATTTCACCAATGACTTGTTCAACACCCTTAACATTATCTGCTGCTTTTTCAATTCCGGCATCAATCTTTTCAGTAACGATACCTTTAAGTTCATCAAGCATTTTAGCAAGATCAAAGTCTTCTTCCTGTAATGCTTCTGTAACCTCAGAGTTAGCAGACTTCTCAAGAACATCTTCTTCCACTGTTTCTTCAACAGTTTCATCAGCAGAATCCGATTTCTCTAAAACGTCTACTGTCTCATCGGCAACTTCTTCAGTAGCAATTTCTTCTACATCATCAACATTATTTTCAACTTCTGCTGATTCTACTGAGAGTTCGTCAGACATGTCTGTACCTCCTTTAGTTATATTTTTATTCATAAATCTATCAACAACATTTTTAATGTCAATAGATTTTGTGGATTCAACATTTTCTATCCATCCAATGTTTGTCATATCGCTATTACATAATTCACAAGAATGCGATTCCTGCTCTGTAGCAATCGCAATCTCATCAGTTGAACACCAAAATACATTTTCTGTATCAACTTGAGTAGCAATTCCTTTATAGATAGGTCCATCGACCCCTTTTTGAATAGAAAAAATGTTGGCTAGTGGATTGGCTGGATTATCGACAAGGCTTAATTCAAATAGTTCATAGTCGCTTACTTTACGAACAGATTTATTAAGATCCTTATTGAATTCATCTTCTGCTTCTATTATATTCCCGCCAATAGAGAATCCAGATAAAGTTTTATCAAGAACTTT